CTGTGATCCATGATTTCATTCTTCTATCATCCGTTTGTGAAGCTCTATATCTCACGTGTAAGAAAGGTCGTCTAATGTTTTGACCAAGCATTTGATCATAAACAGTAGATGTTCCTGCAGGTATCATAACACCTTTAATGTTATCAACCATTCCACGAGTAGAAGCATCATTTAAGTATTTCCAATCAGTTTTATAGAAGTCATAAGAACCTCTTCTAAAACCTGTGAAACCAAAGTTTAATGCCATCTCATCTGAGTTATCAAATAGACCATAAGACACTGAAGAAGCAGCAGCATAACCACCACCAGCTTGAGCACCGATCATATCATCAAAATCAAGAGCTGTAGCTCTATCTAAGAAAAGCATGTTTTCTTCAATAGCACCCTGCTTATCTAGTTGTTGCAATATTTGATCGAAATCACCTAAAGCACCAGCGCCAGGAGCCGCAGCACCTGAAAAACCAGAATATACATTACCTCTAGCTTCTAGAGCAGCAAACATACCTTGAGTACCTCCACCTGATATAGCAATTGCCTGAGTATCTATTTCACCTTCAACCATTACCATCTCAAGATAATCTTCATATCTTAATCTAGTTTCTGATTCAGCTTTTATATACCATAAGAATCCAGTTGAACCATCTTCCGTTGCAACTTCAACCCAACCAATTTGAGCTGTATCAGAACCTGATACTTCATATTGATCTTTAATTATGATAGGTTTGTTTGAAAACGTAGTTAATACCGGTTCAACACCTCCGCCCATGCCGTCAGTTCCTTTTTGGAAATCTGAACCATAAACGAATAGTCTTACATTTGCAGCACCAGCTATAGCACCCCAGTTAGCCTGAGTATAGCAAACAGCCGTGAAAACATTTGTAATTGGAGGTCCCGCTCCACCTTCAGCATCAGTAACAATACCTTTAAGTACTAACCCAGTAACTGGATCATAAGCTACAATTGTATTGTTATTTCTAAGAGTATGTTGGGTAGCACCTACTGGAAGAGCAACGGTAAAAACGTTACCTACTACAGTACATGTATCATACGCTATGTGTAATCTATTTTGTTCAGACCAGATTACTTGATCTGAGGTCATTGGCATTTCTGCTCCGACCATTCTAAGAAATCCAGATATGGTTCTATTACCAAATCTTTCGACTTCTTGTTCATATAATTCAGGAAGATATTGTTGTGCAAAGTCAGCAAAATCAGCAGCACCTGAATCGGTCCACTGTAAATAATTGCTGTCTAACACGACTCTGTCCTGAGCAGGAGCTAATCCTGCATGCATACTTGTAAACGCCATGTTTTAAGTTTTAAGTTTTATTTCTTGTATTTATTTTTAGCTTTGAACTATTTGCGCCAGTAACAGCTTTTATCCTTAAACCATTTAAATATACATGATCTGCTGGTTGACTAGAACGAGCAGAATTATTTATATTTTTGGTATTGGATACTACATTCTTAATAGCATCAGCTTTACCCTGTTCATAGAAATGATTTGCAATTGCATCAGCATTTCTCGCAGCATAAATTGCTTTATGATAACCAGAGTAATCGTTAACAGTGCCATCTTTATTTAAGAACGTCTTAACAAAGTCTTTAATGTCTGATTGCTGGTTAGCTACATCATCAGGATTTGTAACATTATATCTAAATCTTTTTTCTCCTAGGTTAAACTCAAAACCTTTGAAATCCCCAGAAAAATGTTTTTTAGTGTCTTTCACAAAACTCTCATGTTGTGCTGTAGCACGCTTTTGTTCATCGTTATATCTATTGAAAAAGTCCGTTGCTTTTTGTTGATCTTGAGTAATACCAGGTCTCAACTTGATTTCCTCATAATATTTACTCTTTAGATCATTCAAATGAGCGTGAGCTTTTACAACTTCTTCTTTAATCGCAAGTTTTTTCTTACGAATGTCTTTATCCTCATCATAATCTGCATCATAAGCAAATTTATCATCTAAAAGAAATTCTATTTCTTCAGTTTCTAGATGAGGTTTAGTATTTTTATAATATTCTTTAAGTAATGTTACATCATCTACGCCACTATAATCAGCGTTTAATCTAACGTAATCATTTACATCTCCACCAGTTTCTTTCATAAATTTAACCAATTTATCAACTCCTTCAGGCATGGTTGGTTGATCAACAGGAATAGGATCTGGAGTTGGAGTAACTGGTGTATCATTAGTAATTTCTTCAACTACCTGCGATGTGTTCGTCCCGGTCTCTTCTTGCTTCTTTTCTTCTTTTTTCGCTTCGGTAACTGGCTGCAATCCTGATTCGGGTGTTCCGCTCTCCACTTCTTGTACATTCGTGGTTTGTTTATCCGCATCCACGTGCATTGTGCTTGACTCTGAAATGGCATCTTTTTCCTTATTTAAATTTATTTTTGGTGTTTCCTTAGTGCTATTAGTGAGTTTTTTAGGTTTTGGTTTAACTTTAACTTTTAAACCCTCTACTTTGTCATCTCTAACTGGTTCTTCCCTAACAGGTAAATTTTCTTTATTTTCTTCCATGATATGATATTATATAATTTATTACATACCCATCTGTGGTGGCATGTTTGTTTCTTGTATTGTTTGAGTTTCTTCTAATTGCGGTGGTTGACTATCTTCTAACGCCATAGCTTCAGCTTCTGGAGGACTTGGAGCAGCGGCCATTTCAAAATTAGTGGGTAATAAATCATTTTGTCTTTGATTTATCATTTTACTTTGTTGGCTAGCTTGGATACGTGTTCTAGTATCTTTTCTATCTTCTATTTCTTTCTCTTTGAGTTGAGCTTGTTGAACTTCCATTTCTTTCAATTGCTTATCATATCCAAATTGAAGTTCCATTAATTGTTTTTTAATCTCTCCTTCTGTTTGGATTCGTTGAATTGCTATTTGACCTTTTCCTTGTTCTAATTGCATGGTTGTTTCTGCAATTGCCTGTTGTTTTTGAACCTCCGCCATTGCGTCTTTTTCAGCAGCTTCCGCATTTGCTTTAGCTTGAGCTTGAATCATTTGTTGTTGTGCCTTTTGATCTGCTTCTTGTTTTCTTTTTCTTCTAAGTTTTAATAGTTGATTAGCTAACATCAAATTCCTTATCTCTCGTATGTCAATAGCATCTTCTAAATTTATACTTTGTTGTTGAAGTGCCATTTGGATATTTTGTTCTAATAAAGCTTTTTCTTCTTCATCTGGTTCAATATCTAAATAAATTCCAAAATCATATAAATGTATATCTTGTATTTCTTCTAAAGTTTTTACATTAAATAAACTTATACTATTTATTAAAGATTCTCTTAATAGGTCAAATTGAATACAATCAGCTACTCTTAAAGATATGTTTTCACATGCTCTTAATGTTAAAAATAAACTAGCTGATAAAATGTGTTTTGTTGCAGTATTAGAAGCAGCAGCGGCTAATTTTTGTAACCCTACTAAAGAGTCTTCATTTGGCATACTACCATCCCGTGCTTCATTTAATCCAGTTACATCTCTTATCATTTGTAAATAATACTGATAAGTAGCAATTAATGCTTGAATCTTAGATTGACCACTAGAACTATTTAATTCTTGAATAGGAACTTTACCATGATTTAAGTCTCCGTCTTGTGTCATTGATCTCCCTACTATACTACCAGTTTGGAAATACATATTTAAAGCCTCTTGAGGATTGTAATTAGTACCATTACCTAAGTCTACCTCTGCTAGACCATCTACATCTAAAAATACTCCATCTGGGACTGTCCTAGCTAGTACCTGTTGCAACTTTAATGATGTTAACTGTATCATATCTGCAAAGCCAGTCATACGTTCTACTAAGGACTCGATTCTTCCTTTATAAATACTTGGAGCACAAATTTGATAATTCATGTTAACTTTAGAAGTATTGGAAAAAGGTCGAGTCATGTTCTCAGCAACCTTCCATTGTAACATTATAGGGTGACCTAAGATTTTAGCTCCATGATAAAGTACCTCTACAGATCTCGATACTCTCTTAAAATTATCATTTGGAGGAGGATTAAAGAAATCAGTTTTTTCAATAGCTTTTTCTAATCCTTGATCTGTATATTTAATTTTAAATACTTGATCAGCGTAGGTTTTATATTCAAAATATAAAACTTGAACAGTATTGTTATTATTCCTTCCTTCCCAGTTTCTCACATAATTAGTATTACCTGGAAATTTCTGTATTTCTTCTAACTCTCTATCACTTATATCAGGAAACTCTTTTTTCAACTCCGGTATACTAATAGATTTAACTTCACCTACATAATATATATCTTCAAAATTTGGATCTTCCGTGTAAGACCATACTAAATTAGCAGGATCTACGTAATCTACTACTATTCCTTCAGCTCTATTAAAAGTGGTTTTTACTGCACCTATTCCTAAAACTACTAAATCTTTTATAAATCTAGTTCTAGTTAAATTAAATTTGTTTTTAGCAAGTGTATTAGCTATTAATTCTTCTTCAGCTAGTTCTATTGATTGTTTATAATCTAACTGCATGTGAACCTCTAGTTCTTGTTCATTTATAGGTACGTTATCCATACCTTGTGTTTCAGCTATATTCATGCCCAAAGCTTGTTCAACTTTTTCCATGTAAGCTCTAGTCTTTATATCTTTATGGATTTTAGTAGCATAATCAGTTCTTGCTTTTTGAGACGCAGGATCTTGTGAATAAGCTTTCACATCATATATCTTGTCAGACATACCATTAACTACTATATCTACAAATTTAGGAATTATAGGTACTGGTTTCCAATCTAAATTTAAATATGATAAATCCCCATTGATAGATAGTTCATCTTTATATTTTTGAATGCTTTGTTCTCCTCTAGCATATAATCTTCTTTGGTGAAAAATGTTATAATTAAATGCATATCTATCTCCACCTATACCTTGACTAAACCATTGTCCTTCTATTGCTCTCGCTACCATGAGTCCATATTCTAAACTCATTTTCTCTTCTTGAGGAACTACTTGGTCGGGAAAAGCACTTCTAGTATTAGTATAAATCATTTATTTATTATTTTTGAAACAACTCCATCGTTATCATATCTTTTTATTCCTAAATCAATCTTTTTAACTGTCCGTTCAGCAAGTGGTCTATATTTATTCTTATTACAAGCCATAATAGCCAAACCTGAACTAATAGAAGCATCGTGTTTTGTTCGTTTATTTATATTAAATTGTGCCCAATCTTCTAATGTCTCTTGAAAATACATATTTCCACATAGACCTTCTTCATTAAATCCTACATGAGTTTCTATATAAGTTTCAATAGCCGCAGCGTGAGCTTGTTTTATGTCTTCACTAGAGTTAGGAATTCCCCCTAATTCTCTTTCAGTTACAGATAATTTACTCCATACTTTATCTGGTCTATTTATACAAAAATGTCGATATCCTCTTTTTTTAAAATGATATAAAATTCTAGGTTTATTATTTTCAATTAAAATTGGCATTCCATAAAATACGCATGCCATTAATACATCTTCAAAAAAGGTTTCAGCTGTAGGGGGTCTAGATATATATTGTAGAAAAAATCTATTAATGGGACCTTCTTCTAAGTGAAATTTAGTTAATCCATGTAAAGAACCTTTAGATCCTCTTCCATCCACTGTTCCTGAAATGTCATATGGATCACATCCAAAAGCACCAACATGTTCATTAGCAGGGTACTTTAACCCATTTTTTATAATCACTTGATTTTGAAGATTTTTAGGTGGAACCCACGATATCTTAAATCTTCCATTGTTATTTGGTAAAAAAACAACCTCTCTATCTTTAACTCCTTCTCTCCATTGAAAATTACCTTGTGATACTTGAGCCATGTTATTTACATCCTCATTGTAATCTATTTGCTCGTAGATTTTAACAAGATTAAATAATGACTCTTTCGTTTCATCTCTAAAAGCATGTTTCTCTGTTCTTGGAAATTGCCTATAAAATTCATTTAAACCGTCTTGATCATTCTTTAGTCCATCTGCTTCGTTCTCCCAATATTCTATAACACCAATTTTTATTAAGATATTATCTATACCCATTATTGGTTCAGATGGAGTATCAAACACTGGGTATCCATATTTATCTATATATCCCTCATAATTCCATTCCATAGGAATAAATAAAGAATATAAACCAGAACTGGTTTGACCATTCCTATTTCTCTTATTTACATCAGAATTATAGTATATATCTTTAAAGTTTTGTCCTCCTTTATCAAGTGCGTTAGATGTTGATCCCATCATACACTTACCAATAATTCTTCTACCTAATCGAAGACAAGTTTTAGTTACTTTCCAGTTGTTTTTAATGTTATCTGGTCTCTCCCACTTACCACTTTCATCATGAGCTAATAGTTTAAGTTTTTCACCATCATAACTATTATCTCCAGTATTCTTCCAATCTATAGTAGTATCTAATCCATCTAATTCCTCTAGTTTTTCTTTAGTATCTAATTTCCTTCTAGTTAATTTAGATGCAGGTACTCTATAGGCCAATTCGGTTTTAGGACGATCCATACCATCCTGGATTGGTTTGAAGAAAAACGGATAGTTAACCGAGATTGGTACAACTTTATCCGTGAACATTTTTTTAGCATCCCAACCTGTTTTGGACAATACACCAAATCTTGAATCGCTAGACATGGTGGCTTGGTTAACAAGTTCTGATGACGCCATGAAAGAAAATCCTGATCGTCTGTTTTTAAGATAGCACATTCCATAACACCTCGTATCGGCTTTACATGCTTCCCAAAAGTAGAAAAATAATTTGTTCGCTTCTCTATAATCGGCTGATCCAATGTCAATTTTTGCCCATTGCAAATAAATGTAGTGAGTACCAGTGATATAATTAGGTATACCATTATTATAATACCAAAACCCTTCTTCTCTTCTATTAAATTCTTCATCTATATAATCAAACCATTTTTCTTTAAAATCTGCTGGATATTCATCCCACTCAAAAGTACTTTTTATTCTCTTTAATTCTTTTGGGTAGGGTTGTTTTTCCCAGTATTGTTCTGATTTATTTTCACTTCGTTTGAACGGTTTATTAACTGCCGGTAAAGCAATCTTGAGATTTTGTATTTCAATGATTTCTCCAATTTCTCCAGTTTTACTTATTACAATAAAATCATACTCATCATTGTATCCATACTCCCATTGTTTATGTCTATTCTTTTTTTTAAGAATCTTAGGTTTTACTACATCTTTTAATATAGTATACAAGGTTTGAACATACACCATTATTTAGATCTTTTTTCAGGGGATACAGAATAAGATCTCTTGGGTTTATCTTCTATAGGTTTACCTTCTAAAATTTGTTCTTCTTCTTCCATTCTGTTAAGAATCTCAAAAGCATCAAAAATAGCTAACTTTTTAGTAGCCGCCGCATTTTTTAATCTATCAGCAGATACATCATCACCACTATCTACAATTGGCTCTTTAGCAACTTTTATTAATTCATCTACCGCAACTTGCCCAGCTAGGATTATATTTTTCTTCGTTTCCTTCGTATTCATGTTCTATAACTATATCATTTAATTTCATACAATAGAGTAATTCGTTATCTATCACAAACTCAAATTCTCTTTCTTTTTTAAAAGAAACTAATGACCCTACTTTTATACCTAATTTTTTTAATTTAGAATTATTATATTTTATAATTCCCATATTAGGTTTAGTGGGGTTAATTCGGTATTTATTATTTTCTTTTATAGGTTAAACAAAACACCTATCTAAAAAACCATTCCATTGATCTTTTTTCTTATATAAATAAAGTTGATCCACACTACAAAAATACATGTCTTCCTTAAAATAGGATCTACTATTTTGTTCTTTACCTTTTATATTATAAAATCTCCTAAATATATTATGATGAACCATCACCCTATCCCCTACTTCAATAGACGATTTAAATGCCAACGGAGTTTTTAATACTATACCCTCCT